CCGAGACCACCGCCTTCTTCGCCACCAAGCTCAGCGCCTTCGTCAACAATCGACTCAAGAGCCTGCTGATATTTACGATCATAGAAAGTTTCGCGCTGGTTGCGAAGGAACTCGGAATCGGACATTCCAAGAATGTTGGCTGCAACCCAACGCTTTGAGAATGTGCCTTCTGGAACTGATGTGGCGGTCTCGAACTTTGTCTTCATGTATTCAAGCTGCTGTAGCTCGGCAAGACGCGAGGGGTTGTTCAAAGTAATCTTAAATCCTAAAAGGTCTTGACCTCTAAAGCCTAGTGTGTAAAGATGCACTATCGCCATCTTCTCCAACTCGGAAACCAACGATCTTTGAAGTCTATGAATAGTTCTTGCGAAACGGATATCCTTCTGTGCTAGGGTAGTTTTATCTTCTGTACCGCCTTCAAGGTTGGTTAGATAAGACTGTGGAATCTTAATTGCTGCGAACAACTTATCACGAAGATACTTAACATCCTCAATGTCGTCCAAAGACTTGGCGCCAGGAAGCGATGTAATCTCCGATCCAACGCCACCACGCATCGGAATAAAGTAATCTTCCTCAAGTGATAAAGGATTGTAGCGAAGATCCACACGACCGGTTGAAGCATTTACAAGAGAGTTGCGCTTCATTTCCGACTTGACTTTTTCCATATACTGTGGAATGTCTTGTGGCGGAATGTTGCCTACGTCAATCTTGAATACTCGGCGCTCTGGCGCACGAACAACGCGATAAGCAATCATCGCATCTTCTAGAAGTGTAAGTTGTCGCCAAATGCGGCGCGCAGGGTCTAGGACGGATGTGCCGTATGGTGAGTAACGATCGTTGCCTAAGATGCGGAAGTGCGCAACCTGCCAGTTCTCAAAGGTCATACCGGCACCATTCCACTGATACTGAACGTAGTTAGGGTTTGTCTGGTCCTGACCTTCAAGACGCTCTACTTCGTTGTTCGGTATACCAATAAGGGATGTGATGCCTAGCTTCTCGTCAATGTCCATATAAAGGAAAAAGTCACCGTACTTACACATAGAGCGTGCCCAACCAAAGCAGTTGAACTCAATGTTTAGAACATCGTAGAATAGAGACTCAAGGATAGTTTTGATTTCGTGGTTAAGACAATTAATGTTTAAAAGACGATCATACTCGTTTGATGTCGTCATCTCGTCAGCGTAGATATCAAGAGCAGTAGCAATCTCAGGCATGTATTCCATTTGCTCAAAGTCAATGTAACGCTCTGCTCTGTTTTGGTTACGGAATGCTGCTGATGTGTAAAGGTTGTAGTTCTGAGACATGTTAGAATCATGTCTCTTAAACTCCTGACCAGACATAGAACGGAAACGATAACGATATTTATCCAGATCGGCTCTTCTTTCTTGCCTACCAACTTGTGTGCGGTAGTTAACGACCGGGCCAGATAGAAGTCTGGTTAGTCTTTTGAACAGCGGTGACGCTGGATTTCTTGGGTTGTTCTCTTTCTTAGCCATTTTCTATCCTAGCCTTTTAGTAATCCTATATATTGGTATTGAAGCTCTTTCGCCTTTTCAATACGCTCGGTTTCTTTCGTCATCTTGTGTCCCTGCATACCAGGGATTGTTGTAGAAATAGATGTTTTTGCCGTGCTGATAGCAGACAAGAAAGATTTGCTGTACTCTACGTTTTTTTGACTTTCTACAATCACGGTGTCTCTTACCCAGCATCCAATAGCAAACGACATTGTTAAATCATCGTTGTAGCTTCTCATCGCCTGCGGTCTTCCGTGATGCCAAATAAATGTTTTCATTTCGGAAAGCAAACGATTTGAGTTAATCGTAATTAGTTTATTTCTCATAAACTCTTCCATTTTCGCAACGATCAAAGGTCTTGTTTTGGAAGAAGTTGTAAAACCGGGTATTACGTTTGATTGCCATTGTGCGGTTAGGGGATCAACATATTGGTGATCTCCCTTTGATGTGTAGTAGAGATTAGGATACCCTTTATCGATCAACTTTTTAAGAACAGCAAAGCCGATATTATTGTTTTCTATCACCAACATAGGATTGCCGTATTCGGCTGCTACATTAGAAAGAATGTCTGCGAAGTCGTCTGGTGTTGGCTTACCCACATATTCAGCGACTTGTTCAAGGCTTGCAAGTTCTATAATATGAAAAGCGCTGTTATCTTTGCCGTCGCCACGAGCAACGTCGGCAACAATCAAATAATGATTCTCTGGATTATATTGTTTCCAAATCCAGTAGTTTCTATCAAAGCCAGTGCGATACTCTGGTGCGCGGGCTTTTTCCGAATACCATTGTAGATCATCCGGGTGGATAACAGTTTCGCCAGATACGTTGAAGTTACATTCCAACTCCTGAGCGATCTGGCGCTTAGACATATTTCTGGTTTCTTTCTCAAACCATTTCTTGTCTCGCTCAGGGTGAACGTCCCACATAAGGGTCGTCATATGAAAATTATTTATACCTGCTTCTGCTTCAACGCAGTTTTGGTGGAACCAGTTACCTACACCGTTAGGAGTGGATAGCGCGATACAGCGACCACCTGTGGACAGTGTAGGGTAAAGCGCTGTCCATAGATCTTCTAACTTCTCAACGTGAGCAGCCTCATCAATGATTAAAAGCGAAAGTGCCTCGGAACGACCAGCATCGCCGGATGTTGATGAGCCTTTGATCTGCGAACCATTGGAAAGCTCAAAAGATGTTCTGTTATCTACTGTAATATCAGAGATCTGCATCCATTGTGGCAGGTTCTTAATAATCGCTTTTACTTTTTTGACTAAGTTAGTAGCCGTTTGAAGCTTGGTAGCAACGACAAGAATGTTCTTGTCTTTGTGAAACAACATCAGCCACGCCACATACGCAGCACTAATAGTAGAAATGCCCAGCTGTCGGGCTTTTAGAATGATATTAAAACGATAATCGTGGAAGTCTTTTAAGAGATCTTTCTGATAATCGAATGCCTTGAAAGGAATTACACCTTTCTGCGGGTGTGAGATGCGGCAGTAGTTTGTTGTAAAGTAAACCGGATCTTTGCCGGCCTTAACAATCTCTTTTAGTATCTCTTTCTTTGTAAGCGCAGCCATATTAGACCTTCACATTTGAAGGCTTTTTGGCTTTGTCTCTCCCTAGTGCAAGAAAATCTCTGATTGCTTTATCAACGCGCTCTTCATCAGAGCCACCGTTAACCTCAACAACGTCAGTTAAGCCGCCGATGCGATAATCACAATGAGCCTGTGTATCAGTGCGGTAGTTAGAAATGCGCTGAACGAGAATGTGTGGCTCACCTTCTTTTGTTAAGGTTAGTGTATCACCCGTGACGGCTTTGTATTCTTTCTTTAGGAAGTTAGCAATGTCTTGTAGACGCTGCTCAATCTCGCCTTCAAAGCCTTTGTCTTGGACTTCTTTAATTCTTGTCTCTGCTTGGTAAGTAATGCGGAGAATTGGACCGTGGAACTTAACACCAAAACCATCCATTACGCGGCGATCGTGAATGTAGTGTCCGTTCTCTCTTTTAAGACCTACTTCTCTTGCTCTGTCATCTGCCTGTAACGTAGCGTCGTGGGCTCCGTCATAAGCATTTGCAGCCGCTTGGCTGATTCCTTTTATAATGTCGTATACTGATGCCATTTTATTGTTCCTTGTTTGGTCTCCACCCGTTCTTCCATCTTTCTTCTCTTCCGCCATCAATGTATTGAACGTAACAGTTAAAGCAAGCTTCAAACTTATTCATATACAAATCATCCCGAGGATGAAAAGAATATTTGGAACAAACAGGACAAGTCCTATTATTATCTCTATTAAGTAGTTTTTTGTTTATTAAAAATCCGTCTGCTTCTATTTTGTCTTGAGATTCAGCATTCTTCGCAAACTTCTGCTGTTCTAACTGGGATTGCTGGATATATTCTTTTTCTTTGTCCTCGTCCCAATAGCGTCTTGGATTGTGTGTGGCTTCTTCGCCATACTTTTGTGAAATAGCTTTTTCTAACTTAACGATGTAATCTTGTTTATCGCTCATTGCTTTGCAATCTCCGTAGATAAAGCAAAGATGCCTAATGAAGTAAGAGTACCAACACCAAACCCTAACGCAACCCATAGTGGGCCCTGACTTGGCTTTTGTTTTAGAAACAAATCTGTTAAGCGATCATTCTCTGCTGTCTTCAATATCATCATTGACTCATATCTATCTTTCCAAGATGTAATCTCAATATCTTTAAAGTCAAGTTGTAGCTCATAGTTTTCTTTTAGAAGGCTTAGCTGATACTCTAAACGCAGATCGCACTCTTCGTCTGTAAATCTTTTATCGTTTAGAACCTTTGCCGCAGCGTCCAAAGATAGTAAGACACCATCAAAAGGAACAGGGTCGCCTTTCTTCACTGAAAGAACTGTGTTGTCTTGGGCATATGCTACGTTTGGTGCTAATAAGCTAAGAACCAAACAAAAAAGTAATAATCTTTTAACCATTTTCTAATCCAAAAGCGTCGGCTATTTCCTTAGCCAACTTCTCTGGATCATTGTACCCTTCGTCCACAAGCTTTTTAAGTTCTGCTTCTTTTCTTCTGTCCAAAAGCTTGCCTTCTTTTTCGTATTGCTCTTTAACTTGCTTTGTAATCTTTAGGTGCTGCTCAAGTCTAAGGTTCTTCTCGGACACTTCCGTATTGTGAATGTGCGAGAGTGTTTCCATTTCTTGATCGTGCTGGTCTCTCTTAGCTTGAAGAAGATCCATAACTCGCGCTAGCAACACTCCGTTTCTCATAAGAGCAGAAGCTAATGCTGCGCCTATAAACAATAGGACAATAATGATTGCCCACCAAAACTTTTTGGCCCATAGCCAAGCTTGTTTTGCAAGTAATTTAAGTTTCATCGGTCCCCAAATCCTTTAAGTTTGGTTACAGCATCAATAACAGTTTGGCCACCAATGTAAACAGTGGTGATTATAACCCAATCCGCTGATTGTAAATCAGAAAATAAAAGCAAGCCAGTGGCTGTTACCCAAGCTAAAAGCTTTCTTGATACTACCTTCTCTAATCCTTTATCTATTGCGTGTCTCATGCGTCCCATTATGCACTCCTTCGTAAATAATTAGAATCAGTTACTTGAGTTGGAACGTATTAATTTATTTCTTCTTTTTCTTAAAAGTCAAGCCGCCTAAAAGCGCTTCCCAAAATGCTGCGTTCATTGGTTAATCCTCGCGTATCCCTTGTCCTTCTCAATGGTTATCTCCATATCAACGATATCTTTTAGAGAATCCAAGTGAGAAATAAGAATGACTGTCTTGAAATACGTTTTAACTAGATCAAGCATCCGAATAAAGCCTTCCATATTCTCTGCGTCCAAAGCTGTTCCTGGCTCGTCTAGAATAAAGATGTTACCCTTCGGCAACGACGACACAGATAGAAGCGCCAAACGTATACCCATTGATGCTAGAGTCTTCTCGGCACCTGAGCCCATCTCTATAGGACGTGCTTCGTAGTTAGGATGCTTGATAAGCACGTCCAACTTGTTACCAGACTCTTGGAAGAAAACTTCAAAGTCAACAATGTTTGAGATTGTCTTTGCAATCTCTTCGTTAATAACAGGCAGTCGTCTCTTAATAATATCGTAAGCAATACCGTTGGAATGCATGCAACGCATAAACAAATCATAAGCAGCGAACTCAGCACGAATATCAAGTAGCTCCTGCTTTTTATCTTTAAGTGTCTCTACCTTCTGCTCTAGTGAGCCGATTGTTCTGTTGTGAGTTGATAGACCTTCCTCAAAAGCTTCGATGTCTCTCTTATTAGCCTCAATCATCTCCGCAACCTCATTCCGCGAAGAAATAAGATTTTCGATATTCTGGATAGCTTCTTTGTTGTTCTCGTACAATGCGATCTTTTCGTTTGTCTCGGTCAAATCAGAGGTCATCGTTTTAAGCTTTGCGAACTGCTTCTCAATTGAAACCTTGTTGTCTCGCTTCTTAATCTCAATAGCATTCTTCGCAATGATTGTTTCATTGTATCTATCAATCAACTCAACCATCTCGGCAGAGTTAACTGACACTATCTTCTCTTTGTAGCCCTTAGCTTCCTCAATCTTCTTAACGATCGTCTTCTCAAGCAGAGGCAACTCCAATGAAGCGCTGTGAGCATCTGAAATAAACTTACAAGACGAAACATAAGCACTGCCGCAAGGAACCTCATCAAGAAGTGTGAGTTTCTTAGACATAGTCTTATAGTCGTTGTCCATAATGCGCGCACGGTTTACGGCGCTGTCGTAACGTTGCTTGAAGTCGTCGTACTGCTTCTTCTCTTCTAGCAACTCCTCAATGTTGATCGTTGTTAGGAAATCATCATAAGTCTTAAGCTTGTCGTCAAACTCTGAGATCTCATTCTTAAGCTCGGAAATATTTTCAATTGTGTCCTCGATATTGTTGGTTAGCTGCGTTCTTCTCTCAACCAGCTCCTTGATGTTTAGACGCTCAGTCGGGATTGAATCAATCTGTTCAATCAAATTGCTATGTGTTTGTTCGTTTTGAGCCAACTGTAGACGTATTGCATCGCATCTTTCGGTGTCAGCTTGTAGTTTCTTCTGTGCCTCTTCGCAATGAACCTCTGCAATTGCTATGTCTTTATCATAGTCTACGTCACCAATACGTCGTAGGACAGCTTTTAGGTCAGAAGAGTCTTCTTTTGCCAGCTTAAACTTCTTCTCAAAGATCTCTAAATCCAAGAACTTAGCAAGGATCTCCTTGCGTTTTGTAGACCCTTCCTTGATAAAGCTTAAGGAATCAAGCTGGCTAGCCATAGACGTCAGCAAAAAGTCTTCAATCGTGCCAAACTGCTTGCGAATGTTGGCATCTGTTTCGTTACGGGTTGTACCGTTAAGACTC